CTTCGGGAACTTCTCGCGCATAGATGACTACATGCGAGCAGTAAAGATGGAGAGGGTGTCTTCGATGTCGCCTTCTCTACCTGGTTTTGGTCCTGAGACTGACATGTTCGACAAGTTTGATATGCACCCAGAAGACATGGAAATTGTTCTCTGTGATGCACGCCAGTCTGACTTCATGACTTATATGGAACTTGTAACGTCTGCGCCTGTTGAGTCTAGTATTCCCGGTAAACAGATGTTGCAGTTTGTAAAAGAAAAGAATACTGGCCTGTTACTTGGCATGATTCGTTTCGGATCACCGACTATCAATTCAAAACCTCGTAACGACTGGTTGGGAAAACCTCTCGACACGATGAACGCTGACATTATGAAGCGATTCAACAATTCAGCGATCATGGGTTTCAACATTGTACCTACACAACCTTTCGGGTTCAATTATCTTGGTGGTAAACTGTTAGCAGCGATTTGTTGTACTCATGAGATACGTGAGAAACTAAACGCCAAGTATGATGCGAATGTGTGCATGTTTGAAACGACCTCGTTATACGGTTCATCGAAGGCCGCATCACAATATGATGGCATGAGGCCATTTCTGCGATTCAATGGTTTGACTGATTCTAATTTTGCGCCGTTGATTAATGACACGACCTTCCGCAGTTTGAACGATTGGTTCACCGAACGCAACGGTGAACCGCTTGTACCGTCTGATGCGTCTTCACGCAAACTGAAGACACAGACCAAGATGGTATCAATAATCAAAAAATCACTGAAAGAACACAGTGAAACAGAATACGAAAATTTTTGTAAAATATTTAAAGATGCTTTAGACTTGACTGAACGAAAAAGGTCCTTCTACTGCACTTATGGTTTTGACAATGTTCCTCAGTATCTAAATATGGAGACTGATGAACTAGTCAGAAAAGATAACTTTGACCGTTTCTATCTTGAGTCGATCTTAGATTGGTGGCGCAAGAAGGCCGGCAAACGTTATGAGTCTCTTAAATCTGAGGGACGAATTAGAACTGTCGTTGAGACTTGGAATAATAACGCCGAGGACATCGACATTATACGATAACTCAATGAATGTAGCCTCGGTTTGAGGTACATTTCAAAGGAGAAAAATATGTTAGTAGAAATACACGATCCGCAGGATACACTTACGCAGTATAAAGTGATTCAATCGCCTGGAGCATCATGGCGAGAAACCATCCTCCTCGATCCAGAAGATGTCTATGTACCGAAGAATGACACTGAAGGGTCCTTCAACAACCTAGTCCGTTTCAAACAGGACACAGGTCACATCAACAAACTCGCTGAAAGTCTACAGAACGGTTGTGATAACACGCAACACCCGCCAGTTGTGGTGCGTCTGAAGAAGCCTAAGTTAGTCAACGGTAAGATGTACAGTTATGAACTGATCTGTGGTTTTCATCGAATGGCTGCAATGAAGAAAGCGTGGATCTTAAAATGGCCTTTCGCTGTTTACGAATTTGAGGATGACCTCGCAGTGATTCGTTTTCAGAAAGTTGAGAACAATCACGTACTGACTCGACAAGCGACTGCTGATGATCTTGCCAATACACTCGCTTACATGGTGAATCGCGGCTGGCTTGAAAATACAGAAGCTGATATGGAAACTGAACTGAGTGATATGACAAACATCCATCACTCCACAAAGTCTGCTGCAATTCGAAAAGCAATTCGAATGACTGGTGCATATCAAGACTTTATCACCTACACTTTCCAAGATGTTGTTGAGTTTCTGGGTCTTCACTCAAACTACGATGATGATCGGCCAATGTATTCATACAAAGGTATGATTGATACATCACGTGATGCACACGGTTGGTCTGTCCTTGAAGGATACGAGAGTGAGTTTTTGATGAATGCAATCAACTCATTCAACGACACTGGTAAGGAAAGTTATTTCATCTGCCACACAAAGAGTCCGACTGAAGAACGTGACCTTTACGAGAAGCGTAACAAAATGAAAGATACCTTCTCAGAGCTTGAAAATGCTCTTGATAAAGTGTTACAATACCGACAAGAGAAAGGAAGATATCCTTGGCAAGTAGAAGCATTTCTTCCTCAAAACAACCTTGAAGGTGAAAACGGATTCGTTGAGGCAAATTGATGATTACAACAGAAAAACTTATTCTGTCTAATCTAATCTACAATGAGAGTTATATCAGAAACATTCTACCTTTCTTAAAGGAAGAATATTTTACCACACGGTCTGACCGTGTGGTACTCTCATTGATCTCTGATTATTTCGAAAAGTACAATTCTACGCCAAGTGCTGAAGCGCTGACAATTGAATTGAACAACTCAAATATATCTCAGGGTGATTTCGATGAAGCAACAGAATTTCTAACACAGTTAAACGGTGATGCGGCCGAATATGACTGGCTGATGCAGACAACCGAAAAGTTTTGTCAAGACAAAGCAATCTATAATGCAATCATGGAATCGATACAAGTTATCGAAGGCAAGTCTGAAAAAGACAAAGGCTCACTGCCTACAATCTTGCAAGAAGCACTTGGTGTTTCCTTTGATACAAACATTGGTCATGATTTCTTAGAAGACTTTGAAGAACGATATGATTTTTATCATAAAAAAGTTGAACGTATTCCGTTTGATCTCGACTATCTCAATCGCATTACAAGAGATGGTGTTCCCCGAAAAACATTAAATGTTATTCTCGCAGGCACCGGTGTCGGTAAGACATTGATGATGTGTCACTTTGCGGCCAACAATATGATGCAAGGCAAGAATGTTCTATACATCACTCTTGAGATGGCTGAAGAACGCATTGCTGAACGTATCGATGCCAACTTGATGAATGTGCCTCTGGCTGATCTTGAAACTTATCCTAAAGAAACGTACAACAAAAAACTTGAACGTATCAAAGGTAAGACGACCGGCAAATTAATTGTTAAAGAATATCCGACAGCAAGTGTCGGTTCAGGACACTTTCGCCACCTACTCAACGAACTGAAGAGTAAAAAGAAATTTGTACCTGATGTGATATACATTGATTATCTAAATCTTTGTGTGTCTTCACGTATGCGTATGGGCGGTTCAGTGAACACCTATTCGTATGTAAAAGCAATCGCTGAAGAATTGAGAGGGCTCGCAGTTGAACAAAACTTACCGATCTTTACCGCAACGCAGACTAACCGCACAGGCTTCACATCGTCGGATGTGGGGCTTGAGGACACAAGTGAATCATTCGGACTCCCAGCAACAGCAGACTTCATGTTCGCCGCAATCTCGACCGAAGAACTTGAAGGACTCGGACAACTAATGATCAAACAGTTGAAGAATCGTTATGGCGATCCTGCCATGCATCGACGATTCGTTGTGGGCATTGACCGTGCTCGCATGAAACTGTATGATGTCGAACAGTCTGCTCAGTCTAATGTGGTCGTTTCTATTGATGATAAACCTGTCATGGATAACACCGACTTTGGTATCGGACTGAAAAAAGAAAAATTCGACAAGAATGTTTTCGACGCCTGGAAGTAAATATTTCACATAAATAGAGTGGTCTCAAAGAGGCCACTGAAATGAAATACTTACTACTAATAATGATATACTTGACCACATCGTGTATGTCGGTTGAACACATAGACGGCGAAATGCCAACACTTGAATGCGAAGAGTGTGAAAAGTTTTGTACTGCTGATGTCGATATAGATGTCAGACCTGACAGAGTAGTTTTAGAATGTCACATATTAATATGAGGTAAAAATGAGAAGTACCATAGATTATAAGTACCGTGAAGATGAAATAATTGCAGAACTGCACGATTACATTGATTCGACATACGATCAACATTATGCACAAAACAAGTTTCAGGCTACCGAGTTTATCATTGACGGCGGCCATGGAGAAGGTTTCTGCCTAGGAAATATTTTGAAGTATACGCAACGTTACGGCAAAAAAGAAGGCAAAAACAAAAAAGACTTGATGAAGGTTCTGCACTACGCCATCATAGCTTTACATGTACATGATCTGGAAGAAAATGACTATTAATAAATCAGACGGAACATCTATCTTACATACCAAGAATCTTGACATTAGAACCGAACTTCTAAGATATGTCGCTGAAGGTTATCTCGACAAGGACGACCTTCTAGCGATGTGTCTTGGTTACATGTCACACTCCGATGTGGTTGAGATGATGATCATGAATGAGCTCGACGGTATACTTGAATAATGTGTGCAATAAACGGTTTTGCCTTGTTAAATTCTTGGTACCAGCCAAGTCATGTCAAGAAAATGAATGCGGCGAACCGTTTTCGTGGACCCGACAAAACAGACTGGTGGCACGATAAACACATTTCACTAGGCCACAATCTACTGAGTATTTCTGGCGACATTGAAACATCACAACAACCTTATGTGACAAAGAAAGGCAATGTCTTTGTTTATAACGGCGAATGGTTTGATCACACTGGTTACGATACCGAATATCTAGCAGAGATGATTGACTATCACGGCATAGAATATCTGAATGACATCAATGCTCAGTTTGGTCTTGCATGGTATGACAAAGAAAACTGCCGTGTGACAATTGCGAGAGACCATTTTGGAATTAAACCTGTCTTCTACTATCTGAAGGATGGTAAGTTTTATTTTTCTTCATCAATACACGGACTGAGAGAGTGCGTCAACATTGTTCCTGATGAAGAACAATTGATGAAGTCAAACAAGAAAGGTTTCTTTTATGAAGGAAATTTCACTCCCTATAAAAACATACATGTGTTGTCTCCAGGTGAGTACATTACTGTCTGTCTGAAACGAGTCAAAGAAATCGCTAGAGGCAGTTTTCATGACTATCAACTTGATACGATAGACATGAAAGACCGAGATGTGAAGAAATTGATCATCGAAGCGATTGAACAGGTGGGTTATTCTCAAAATCAAATTGCGCTTGCTCTGTCGGGTGGTTTAGATTCGACAACGATTGCATCCGTTCTCAAGTCAAGTAATCCACTTTGCATCACAAACAAGTATGTTTGGCCGGGTCTTGAAGACCAGAAGATGGCCATTTACTCAAAAGATTTTGCACTTGCAAACAGAACAGCAGAAGAATATGGACTAAAAATGGTTCACGCTGAGTGCAATCATCTGAATCATGCTGATCTTGAGAATGGTGTAGCACAGTCATCGTTGTTGCCTTTGCAGGATTTTGACCGGCAGGTCGCAAGATTTGTTTTCTGTAGAGAGACAAAGAGACAAGGCATTAAAGTATTGTTGACGGGTGATGGCGCAGATGAAATTTTTACTGGTTACTCAGGTCACGATAGACTTTACGAATGGACTGATGAGCGACTTGTAAAATTTATTAGAACTAGACTTGAACAAAAAAGAGAAGAACAGATTTCATTTCCAGAACACGTTTTAGGGCGAGACATACGGAACAATTACCTGTTTCTTGAATTGTTCAGACTTGTCAATACGTACAACTTGACCATGGATGCTCACAGTGGTTTTCACGGTGTTGAGTCACGTGTTCCCTTTTTACATCAAAAACTGGTCAGAACAATGTTATCAATTCCTTCTGAGAAAAAATTGAGGTTGATGCCGGAACTTGATCTGAAACTTAGAGCGAACACCAAATTCTACCTTAGATCACTTTTCAAGAAAAATCTACCTGAACATGTATTGACCCGCAACCAGAAGGCTGGATGTTGTCTGCCTTGGAACAGTCTGTTTCCTTCCAGATCAATGCAGAGTAAACGCGAAATTGTGCAAAAGATCAGACCCCTACTAGGTCATCACAAATTGATCTAAAAATGTGACTTTTTAACAC